ATACCCAAAGCGAGCTTCGCTTCTTCGAAACGTTCTACACTCACCACATCCCACCAAAAGCAGTAATCATAATTAACCCTTTCAGGTGTTGAACCATTTAGTTCAGCCATAGCTGTGATTAACTCAATGTAACCACTCAAACTTAATTTACCAATGTTCTCATTATTCATAGTGATGTGGGGTTTAAAAGATTAAGAAATAAATTTTAATACATAAGAAGGGATACCAGCCTCATTACCTCTACCAACTCTCAACGCCTCCTCAATGATTCCAGCTGATTGTTTGTAAAGATTAATGAACTCTCTAATCGCCTGGCGTTGTAAAGCGTTTCGGTAAGGAAGACGAAAACGTTCAAAACAAATAATTGGCGTTCCAGCCTTAATAACTCGTCCAACGTTAGCAGAAATGTTTTTGTAGATAATTGGTTCGTAATTCATAGTAGTGTTGTTTATGTTTAACTTTAATAACAGAGGACCTTTTCCCCCATTGTTTACTAAAGGTACGCAATTTATTTCACAATGTCAAGTCTTTTGTAAAATATTTTTAAAATAAATTAAAAAAATATCGTGGGTATATTAACCGCATTCACACGTAGTATCGTCTGAATGTAAAAATATATCTCCTAAAAAAATTGTATTATTCTTATAAACCGATTTACATATGTAAACAACACGCGTGTGAATGGTGAGTTTTGAGAGGATTTCTCGTACGCACGAATAAAACACGTGCGGATTTGGGGCATAGGATTATTCCGTATTTAGTTATTTAACTAATTAGTTGTTTAACTAACTATCTAAATGTGTGAGACTGTGTAAAATAAATTCAGAAATCCTTGGTTTTTTGCTCACAAATGTATATGTACTTGGCGTCTTCTCACTGCTTTGTACCCGTTATGGGGTCTACCTCTTTCTTTTGCTAAATCCTATTGTGTTAATTAGTTGTTTAACTAATTAGTTATTTAACTAAATATCCATACCTCGTCATATCCCTCTTTTATACACCTCTCGTATGTGATTATATAGGTATGTTGGTTTTAACACCTTATAGACGAGCAAAGTAATAGATTTAAGTGTACTACGTTAGTTATTAGTTATAGACCATAGGATGAAAATCATCAACTCTAATTATTTGGAATAAAAAGGTTTTAAACTTCTCTATATCTTCTATATCTTCTTTACTTATACTCTCCTTATGGGTTGTATTAGAAGAGTATAGGGTATAGTAACTCATACCTCTAGATATAAATTTAGATTTTCGTGATAGGATAGCGGTAGCCCAAAACCAATTTCCATCTATGATTTTAAACCTATACTCATCATCTCCTACATCTATACACTCTTCTATGTAAGCTATACTAGGTTTTAACTTCACTCCTTTCAGTTTGTCTATATTCTCTATGTTTAACTTCATACCTATTGTATTAACTGTCTTCCAGCATTGTGTAGGGTGTTGAATACCCTCTTTACCTCCTTAAATTCTTCTACTCTTATAAATTTAGTTACACCTCTCTTTTGGGGTACGTTTAAATCCTTACAAAAAATTTTCACATATTCGTTATCCAATAGTTGGAATGATTCCGGATTATATAATTGTTGGGTTTCATTATGTATCTCTACCCCTATTTCTACAAAATTATTCTCTTTATTGGTTAGGGTATAGTGATATATCCCATATTGAGTACCTTGTCCTATATAGGTTAATTTCCAGCTCGTTACTACCTTATTGGCATAATCACATAGCTTTGTAGGTGATTCTATATTTAACTTCATAATTATTTATTTAAGATTCTATTGTTTACCTTTGTTATGTGTTTCAATAAACCAAATACAATATCCAAAATACATTGCTACAATTACTACCGGCAAAACTATTATAATTCCCATTTTATCTATTTAAGATTCTATTCGTAAAACTACCCAATGCTATTTCAAATCGATTCATATCCTTTACATCCCCATTCTCTACTAATTGAACTTCATATCGGTTTGAACCTTTACCTATCTCATAACTTAACTCCCAGCAATTTTGTGTAGGGTAAATACCTACCGGTCTTTTTCTATTCAATACAATCTTTATTTCTTTATTATTCACATAGTTTAGAGCATTCAATTGTATTTGGAATACATAGGTGTTATCAATCATATAATACACATCTTTTACTGTACCTATCCAATTTGGGTGATGTGGTATAATTATTTTCTTATGTACTATCTTATGTATGTTTTCTATGGTTAGCATCTTATCTATTTCGATTTGAATGTAATGAATCTATGTTAAAATTTTATCCATTAAAATAGATATTTTTCTTTCTACCTCTCTCATATCCATTAACTCACTCGTTTGTATAGATTCTACTATGAATTGATTTGGTTTTTGTATATCTTCATAGGATAACTCCCAACAACTATATGTTCTCATTGATTTTGAATAGCTTATATAGGTTTTTTTCTTTCTATTTAAGTATAAAAAATACCAATTGCTTCTACCATCGGGTGTTTCTACCTTTATTGTAAACTCATATCTATTATCTGAATACTCAATTACATCATCTATTCTCCCTATTGCTAGTCTATACATTTTAGTATTCGATATATGTAGTGTCTTTCCTACTATCTTATCTATGTTTCTTATGTTTAGCATTTGCTGAAATATTTTTATCTTGTTTGTCCCACATTCGTTTTACTCACCAAATCCAAATCCCCCAAACCCAAATCACACTCAAACGGACAGTTAAAAGCGCTTCTGATTTGGTTTCTATACTATCAAAAAAATTAGGTTTCGACTGCGTTTCCTACCCCCGCCCCTCCCCCGCGATTTACTTATAAACTATTAAAGAAATCACTCAATGTTTGTAGCTTTTCTGAATCACCACCACTTACCGAATTTGTATCCGTAAAATAAGCTATTGAGTGTGTAGGACCACCACTCATACTCAAACTATCCATACCAACCATATCCAATAACTTTTCTTTGAAAGACTCCAAATTTGATATACACATTGAACTCACACTATCGAAATTTTCGTCCCCTATCCATCGGGCAGCTGCCCATAGTTTATAGAAATTTACACCACTATCCGATGTCAAATTCTTATTCCTCTCCAAGCATATTACCTTTCTAACATTTTTCAAATTCACCCCACTATCTACCAATATCCAAAAGCGGTATTCATTATCCCTCTCTTCTATACTCTCTATTCTAGGATAGTATTTACCATCTACCAAAGGTTGATTTTCCAACTTTTGGATGTTTTGGATGTTTAACTTCGTTTGCTTCTCTTCCATCTGATTTTTATTATTATGCTTATCCCACATTGATTTTTGTACCTCTAACATTTTTTGTTGGGTTTCATAGTGAGCCTCTATTCTCTTTTTCTCCATTTCCAACTCCCACCTCTTCCACGCATCCATTAGACTCATCCTATCCTATTTGAGCTTTATCGTTCTCATCCAACTCCAAATCATACAATCTCAACTCCTCATCCTTTTTCATCATTTCTTTCAATCTCTCCTCTCTCTTCTTTTTATCCCTTACATCCAACTCATACCTAATCGTATCCCACATTGGATGAATGAACACCAAAAATACCCCAAAAACCCCTAATAATGTAAATAGGTATCCCATATATTGCGGATACTCCTTAATTGAATATATCACCAACGTAAATAACCCTATAATACCTATTGTGTATAGGGCTGCTAATACATCATTTTTACTCTTCATATCTTTATTCTTTTGTTTCTACTCTAAATCCCCAACGAGATACTCCCATCCACTCCGTACCATAGCAATCTACCCAATACTTCACCTCTTCACCACCTATACTATCATAGAAGCTCTTACCCGTAGGTTTCATACTCCATCTACTTTTGAACCACTTTATCATCTTATTGTTTTTTACCAAAGTCTCTTTCCCAAGCATCATCCAACCTCTCCATAAACTCTTTGTGTGTTTCCTTTTCTTTTCTTGCTTGAGTTGGATATGTTTTTTCATAATACTCATCCCATGCATCATCATCATCCAAATGGTCTTTGATGATTTTGATTAGACCAAACAACACCACCCCACCCAATATAATAACAAAGGTGTGTATAAAGTATTGTGGGTAATTCAAATAGAACATTGCTAATCCCACTACAAACAATCCCATACCACCCAACACTCCGATAGTAAGACGGGTTGCTTTCAACCAATTTTTTTGATTTTTATTCATATTTTTAAGTTTTATACCCACAATATACGAATTATTTGTGGTATTTCCAAGTGATTTTATGGAAATTTTTAACGGATGGGATTTATATCTCTCCGAAAAATTGTGCGGTTACTGCGATGAACACTCGCATTATATCCTCATCAACTCTACCTTGTGCTCTTACAAAATCCATATAGATTTCAGCAAGGTATTTGGTCATCTCACTCTGTCTATCTATATTGTTGTTCTTTGATTTCTGAATCATTTTCATATATGAGTCATAGCCACCATGCTCATAGAACTGATTAAATTTATCTATTGTTGTCATATTTCTTTAAGAAAAATACTAATGTTAATCTACTATTTTCTTTTGTATCCCCAAATGGATTTGTTGGTCCATGCAGTATATCAGCTGGGTATATTACCATAGTATTATATACATTTTCTGCTTCACCAATCTTATTACCATCGTCATCGAAAAATGATGTTCCACAATTTTTTGGTGGGTTAGGGGTTAAATATACCAAACCTACTATCCTAGAATCATTACTATCATAGTGCTTTGATGCTTCCTCAAAGGTTTCAGTAGTAAAATTCTCCCTTACCTCCTCCGATGTTATATGGAAATACAATTCCATTTCACCATATTTAAAATTAGGTATTCTAAATGCAACTTCCTCAACTATCATTTGTTCCAAATCAACCCCAGCAACCACTCTGTTTGTGGGATTAACTCTTATACCACGCCAACCTTGCGTTGGTGATGGTCCATCAAAATCCATATTTAAAGCACACTCACGTATCTCGTCTGGATTATCAAAGAAATTATCTATCTTATGTATTCTTATTGTTTCCAATGATATTTTTATCTTTTATTGATGCAAAGAATGTTAATGCTAATCTACTATCCTCATTGGTCTCACCAAATGGGTTTGTTGGTGAATGTATTATATCAGCAGGATAAAATACAAATCTATTATATACATTTTCCACACTACCCAATTTGGTGTTTATATCTGCAAAAAATGATGTACCACTATTAAGAGGTGCTTCAGGTGTTAGATAAACAACACCTGCAAAATGTACTACTCCACTATCGGTATGTGATTGTAAGTAATCAAACCTATCACCCATATCCCCCCTCACACTTTCTGGTAATAAATGAAATACTAAAGTTAAATCAAAATCAGGTATATCAGGTAACCATTGTTTTACTTTATCCTTTATATGTTTCTCTACATTTAATCCACCTATTTCAATATCCAATTCTTCCGTTCTTAACCCCAACCAACTCTCATCCTCATCCGGCGTTCTATATGTTTGAGCAAGAGCACATTCCCTAATCAAATTTGGGTTCTCAAAAAAATTATCACATTGTAGTGCTCTTATCTGTTGCATTATTTCTAATTTTTGTACCACTAATTTTTGCTATACCCTCTGGTGGTTCGTGATAGATTACATCGTATCCCACATCTCTACCATAGTTTACAGACTCAATATCAGGTATAATTGAAATATATAATCTACCCGTCTTTATGTAATCTTTTAACTGTGTGTTTAGATTAGATTTTACCTCTTCGGCTGAATACGGATTATTCTCATCTTTTTCTACATCTCTAATAGCTACCCATACATTGTTACCAATTTGGAATTGCTGGTCAATTAACCATTTGTGACCATAGTGCCAATTCTGCCACCTACCTATAAACAAACTATATTTCAGTTTTGTTTTTGGGGTACAATAATAGCTTTTGGTAGGTCCTTTTGGGAACTCTACTACATAATCTTCATCACCAATTGTTTGGAATTGTTTGAAAGGTTTGTGTTCCTTATCAAACTCATCCAATCGTTTGTTTATATCTTCCAAATCAAGCTCCATAGTTATTCACCTAAATACTCTTTTCTGTAATATGCCTCATCGAAATAATACAACCTATACTCTTCCAAATAGTTTTGTAATTTACATAAATCACACCCATTTATTGTTTTATCTTTGATATTGTTTTCCGTATGTACAAAATCTAAATCATTTAATTTTTGAAAATAAGATTTAGTAACCTCAATCGCATTCGGGTCCAACTTATTAAAATCTCTACTACTTAATGCAGCTATGAATTGCTTAAATGTATATTTCTTTTTAGCTTCCATATTACTTCTTTGTTTTTTTCTTTGTTGTTGTTTTCTTAATTGGTTTAATCGCAGGCTCGTCTACCTCAACTTGTTCTGTAATTTCCTTTGGTATATTCAGTTGCTCAAATATATGTTCGTTCTCTTCACTTCTTTCTAAATTAACCAAATCAAAATCATCATCACCAACCATACCCCAATCAGGTCTTTCCCATAGTTCCTTAACTAAACCTTTAACATCATCTTCTCCGGGTGCACTTTCCCAAACACATATGTGCTTTACTAATACTCTACCATCTTCCTGGTCTTTGGTTGCAATCGTTGCGTATTTAACTTCCATTTTCTATATTGTTATGTATTTTCTTTTAATCCTTCCTGCACCTTTATACCCTTTGGTGTATCTGGGTTCATCTAAACTACTAATCTTCACACCTTCTGCTCTGTTTGCAGAGTGTACTATTTGTTTATTACCTATATATGTACCACAATGCCAACCTGATGGGGATTCTCTACTCTTAAAGAATACTAAATCACCCAACTCCAAACTATCCTTATCAACTCTATCGGTTTGTATCCATTGAGTTTGGCAGTTATTACCTAACTTAATCTCATACACCTCTTTGTATAGACGTTTGTTAAATTGTGAGCAATCGATACCTCTTTCGGTACTACCACCCAATCTATATGGTTTACCCACCCAATGCCATATAAACCCATTCATTGTAGAATCGGTTGTTTGTGCAAAGGTAGGTAAACTTAATAATACAAATATACTAATTTTTTTCATCATTCACAAATAATTCTCATCTTTCTTTCTATCGAATCCCTTTCGATTCTAACAAATAGTTGAGATGTTGGTATTTCTTTACTTATATGGCATATTGCAGTTATTGTCATAGTGTCCCCACGTATTGGATAAATAGGAGCAACAATTGTATTTACACTACCATCTGAAGATGGATAAGACATACCATTTATTGTTGGTACTAATGCACTACTTTGTGCTTTTATTGTTCCCAATTCAGTAGTAACCAATTTTCCGGTAAATTGATTAAAATATGTTTTATATACTACGAATAAAGATGAATTATTTTTTAATAACCAATAATGGGAACTTTTCCATTCTACCCAACAACCAACCGGTGATAGTCTTGGATTTGGCTTTCCATTCCATAAAAAAGTACCAGTAATACGACTGAATGTTTGAAACGAATTTTCAGATAATTTTAAATGATAATACCCTGCCTTATCTTTAGACAAAGCACGAGTACCACTACCATTTAAAGCAGAATCTAATTGGAATGTAAAATTATACGGTGGTGGAGCAGGTACTATATACTCTGGCTCTTTCATACAAGCCAATAGTAATATAGGTAAAAATATCAGTAACTTTTTCATCGTTCATTTACAAAATCATCTAGCATTTCCTTTATTGCTTTTATTATATTATCACTACTCTCTAATGCTTTCTTTTTTATACCCAAATCCTTTCGTTTAACACCACCATTTACACCCTTTACGAGTCTTTGTTCAATCATTGTATTATATACCGGCGTTTTATCAAGTGGGAACTTTGGGTCTATATCGGTTCTTTTATTTCTATTTATAGTAATATAGATACTTATATTTTCAAATGGTATAGCATAATCTACAAATATTTTATATACATCAGCATACTCAAACACACCACTTATTCGTAGTTCATCATCTTGGTATCCATCTAGCTTTTCAAAGTTATTTATGGTTAGCATTTTATACAATGTAATGATATAATACCATGAATTAATTTTAAGAAATCCGATTCAGTTTTTAAATCCGATGGTTCTAAAAATAATTCTTCAACGGATTCCCAATTGTTTCCAGAATACCACAATTTTGTTTCTAAATGATACCCATATCCATCAACTTTATTCCTATTAAGTGATACTTCTATATATGGTATTGATTTTTGTTTATTTTGAAAAAGAATAAAATATACATCTTCAAGTATATCTGCATCATCAATAAACCAATCGCCAAAATCAAATAGTTGAATATTTAAGGGGTCACATGCTTTATTAAAATTTTGTATCGTTAGTCTCATACATTTCAAAAACATAATTTATTACTACTCGTCTATCGGTAAATCTAGGTGTAGATGACGTGTGTATTTGTTGTGAATTAAATACAATTCCTGTTCCTGCCTTTGGTGTTTCCCTATGTATTTCTTTTAATTCAGTTATATTATGTTCTTTACCATCTAATTCACCATCAAACAATATAGTATCACCATCCGAATCATTTACATAATATAAAAATGTAAGCATATTATCGCCATAATAATCAGCATGTGCTCCATTATAAAAATCCTGTGGATATGTTGCATCGCCAATTATAAGATTTGCTTTAATTCGAATCAGTTGTTTAACCTTACCAATATATGGTTCAATATGTTGAATCATTTCTGAAAAATAATGATAATATATTGATTTTTTAGAAAAGTTATCAAAAATAGTGTGAGTAAATTGAGGTGTATCTTTTGTTTTTGCATCAATTACTGCACCAACTTTATATTCAAATATTGTTGCTGGATTCCAATACCAATCAAACTCCGAAGCAAGTATTAATTCTGCTAAAACTTCAGCGTATTCTTTATCAATTTCTATTCTTTTTATCATAATAATTTTCAAATAAATCCATAAATGCACCAACTACAAAGCAAATATCATTTGGCGTTTGTAGATGTGTGGGTATGAATTGTGCTTTATCTGTATATTTACCATAAGTAAAATGTGCCTCATACAAATTACTATATTGATTTCTATATATCATTACATTACCACTTTTCTTTTTGTGGTTGAACATAATCTTATATACACCATCCAACACTAATGCATGCGTAATAACAGAACCCATTTCTGTTTTTCTACCTATTATGGTTTCAATTTTTGGGATTGTTAGTTTTTTGCTCATATAACTTTTTTTTATGTTCTAACTCATTTATTAACTCCTTAACTACTCTATTTGTGTTTCTAACATACAGATATATTAAACCCGCAGAAACAACAAACCAAAATAAATCTACTATAATTTCCATATTACATATCATCAAATAGCCAGAACATTATCCTAACTAATATTATTAAAATTACAATTATTGTTCCAAATGTTATATAAATAGGATTTATCATCCTACATAAATATCATTTATTCATTTTCACCAAACAAATCATTACCTTTGTAATCTGGATGATTCTTTTTCATATCATCCAAACCCCTTACCCATAACCAACAAATTGGTGCAAATATCACCAAAACAATTCCAAATAATATAAGTGCGTTTATCATATTAAAAAAATCTATTAAATCGTTCTTTTTCTTTTTTAGGTTTCTTCTTCTTTGGTTCAAACGGCTGGTATTTTGATTTGATTTCAACCGATACTGGTCCATTGGTAAACTTTGAATAATCATATTTCCATATCATTATCTCGCGTTCATCTTCATACACCTGCTCAAACTTTCTTGGTGCTATTGGTTCGTTAGTTATCTTTGCCATAGAACAAATATACAAAATTTATTTCACAAATCCAAATAAAAAAGGTACTATTTTTTAGTACCTTTTGTGTAATCTATCAGAAAAATAACGATGGTAATGCCAAATAAAGCTATACCGGCACCTGCTATAAGTTCATCCATTTACGTTTTCTATTTTGAATGAATTGTTTGATTTTTCTTTCATCGAATATCATAACAACCTTACCACTTTTCATATAAATACTATCTGGTATTACTTGTTGTCCAAGTATTCGATTAAAATTTTGTGGTCCTCTTTGTTGATTATCAAACCCAAACTTATCGCGGGGTGGATGAGAATAATACAATTTTTGGTGTTGTAATGTTTGTGGAAAAAAACGATTTTTGTTTGATGTGTCAATCGTTTGTGAATAACCCAATAATGGTAGTAATCCTACTAACATTAAAATAAATTTAAACTTTTTCATATTGCTTTTGGTTTGTTTATCTATAACTATTATATGAACTTTCTATTGTATTAAACTGATAAAATATTGAGACGTATATAGGATTTATATAGACTTTAACATATTTTAATTACTTACCAGTACTACCAAATCCTCCAATGCCTCTACTACTTTCACTCAACTCATCCACCTCTACTATTTGAATAATTGGATGTGGTACGATTATAATTTGGCAAATTCTATCACCTACTTTGTAATCATTTTTTTGATTTTCAATTGTTGTTCTAGTTTTGTTGAATGTAGCTTGCAACTCACCCCTATATCCAGCATCAATCACACCAACTGAATTGGATAGAGTTAAGCCAGTATTACGGATTGATGAACGTGGGAATATTAATCCAACCATACCATCTGGTATTTCAATTGCCAATCCTATTCCATATGTTATTTGTGATGGTGTTTCACTAATGATTTCAGTTGCAACTAAATCCATTCCCGCATCACTCTCTTTTGCGTACTTTGGTTTAACTGCATTCGGATGTAACTTTTTAATCTTTACTTTCATATACCTGAACTTCTTGTATTGTTTATTTCTTTAATATAATATACTTGCTTTACTTTCTTATCCATTATATCTACCCACCTACATACTTTGTAGTATGTCTTTCCATTATCCTCTATTTCATACATAGCATCGGTGTAGGTTTTTACTTTCACACCACTTTCTACTATGTATTCTATATCGTTTAATATAATTACCTTTTCCATACATTATAGAGCTATACATATACTACACTCTATACCATCTTCACTCTCAAATAACCAATAAGTTGAAACGTAATCATTTTCAGCCGATTGGACATCATACTCTTTAACAAATCTAAATCTACGAAATCCACCCGTAGTTGGATTATCAATAAAGAATTGTTGTTTTTGGTTAGGAAATGCTTCGGGATGTATGTCTCCATCTGGCATTATGCAATCCAACTCCCAAGCATATGCAAAGAATGTATTTAAATCCCTATTCCATTGGAATTGACTTATGTGATAATGATATTCCATAACTTATTGTTTTTCTATATCTCTACATACCATTATAAATGTGGTAAGTAAAGCTGCATCTTTAATCTTGTGGTGTCCATTATCTAATAGTTCAACTACCCAGCCACCATTTTCTTCTACCTCATCATCCGCACATGATAATAAACAAATCGCAGCGTACTTACCTTCATCTTGTAGTAAATCTAATGAGTAGTAGTAATACTCATCTCCACCAGATTCCTCTTCTGTTACTGGGTTTTTCACAAACCCCAATGATAATAATAATTCTTCTGTAATATTCATTTTATTGTGCTTTACGGATATTCATTTTTGTGTTACTTACTTTTGCTTTGAATGATGCGTTCTTATTCATAGTAGATTTTGCATTACCCTTACCTGCACCTGCTTTTGTTTTGTTAGCAAGTAATACATCACCAATAAGTTTTAGGTTTACCTTTCTATCAATTGGTTGACCTACATTTGCTTTACTTTCATTTAAGTTTTCCATAGTTATTTGATTTTGTGTTTTTTAATAAAATTCAAAACCTCACTTTCCTTAAACACATTTGCTTCCGGTCCGTATTTTGCTACCCATTCTTTTGCATCGTTTCCTTTGAAAGTATGTTCTTCTATTCTTTCACGAGAATGTAACAAATAAAATATCTTATGTTCTAAATTGACTATAACATCATCGGTATGTGTTACATCTGTACCAAATGTTTGAATATATTCATTCACCATATCTGTCAACTTTGCTGCTAACTTTGCTTGTTCGTCAATCGGTTCGTTCTTTTCTTCCATATAATTATACAATTGTTTCTTCAAAAACTACATCTTGTATCTGCTCTAAAAAATACATTTGATTTTGTTGTCTCAATACCAAATTACAACCCAATCTATCTTTTATACCATTGTGGTCCTTAACCTTTTCAGCAGGATATATTGCATGGATAATATACAGATTATCTTGATATTTCATAAAATCTTTCCGGAAGGGGTTCTTTGTCATTTTCTTTTGGATAACCGATTTGATAATCTACATCTAGTTTGTGTCCCCAATTATAAGGATTAAAGTTCAAATTGAGCGTGATTGTACTAACCCCATCGTCTTCAACGGAATCGTATAAATCACTAACTGCTTTGATTATTAGCTCTCTCCTTTGTAGTTTTGTAACATCTTGCCATTTCATAACTTATTCTTCTAGTTTACGTTCTGCAACCCAAGCACTATCTCTTTGAATCACATCGTTTGTTAGTTCATTCTGTATTCTATAATACTCATAAGAAACCGAATCCAATTTGAATTTCATTTCAGAGTATTTGTTTTCTTTTATGGTTTGCTTTTCAGTATAGCGAGTATAACTTACAGATGCTATAAATAAAAGAATAGAAGATAAGAATATCTGTGTATTATTATCTATAAAAAATTGTGTAACTTTTGTTAGAAATGTTTTCATGTAAATGGTTGGTTAAATTCACCAATAAATATACACTTTTACAATAATTTTTTAATAGATTTTGAGTATCTTCTACTACCACTATAATACTTGTCCAAGTATTTAAAGTAATCTTTTTTGCTACGAATTTTACCTATAAATCTATCCTGAAAGTATTTGTAATCAATTACACTTTCTTGCCAAGATAGGTATCTTGCGTATCCAAACTGCTTACCAACTGCCGTTGTGTAACGGCTTCTCGCAACTCTCATTCCGAACATATTGTTATTGTATCGGAATAACTTTGAACTAAAATGTCCGGTTTCCCAAACGGCTTGTGCCCATACTATTTCTGGATATTGAACACCTAAACTATCCATGTACTTTAATACTACTTCTTTTTCGATTTTAGATTTTATAACGATTGGTTTTGCTAACGCTGTATTTACTATTAAAATTAAACATATCAATAATCTCATATTTTCCTTTGTTTGGTGATAGAATTACGGATGATTTCATTCTTGTCTACTCTCTTTCCGTTTTTATATACACGCAACTCTTCAGAGCCATCTGCATGTGTTACGATGAAACTATGTATTTCATCATCTTTTTTGAATAACTGCTTGAACCAATTAAAAAATTTCATTTGATTTAAGATTTTACAAATATAACAATTTTTTACTACTTTACCAAAAGATTTTTGGTTTTTTATCGGGGGATGGTTTGACCCGTATAATAATAAGTATAACAAAAAACACAAAAACCTACACCCTAAAGTGTAGGATTTGTATTATAGAAAGTATCCGTATCACTATCCCAACAAATTATCGGATTTTTTATCTTATAATTTTCATCTAACAAAGATGCGTTGATTGACCTGGTACTAAATGCCTCATCATATATCTTACCACCATCCTCGTGAATGTGACCAAAGACGTGTATCATAGGTTTTACGGTCTGAACTTTCTGTTTTAACATTTCACACCCACAAGATGTATGTGTGTATTTGGTAAAATCAAATCTACCAAATGGTGGTCCATGTGTAATAAGAATATCAGTATCATCTGGTATTAAATTTACCTTTGTACCAATGATGCCACCACGTGGTTTCATAAATGCCCAATTACCAAACAAAGGAGTCCACGGAGAACCCCATATCTTCCATCCATTCAATTCAATTCCACTATCGTTAAGATATGTTATATCCTTGTCTTTTAAGAGTTCCTGTGTAAGTTCTTGGTCTTCTAATCCAAAGTCATGATTACCTGCTATAAAGATTTTATGTTTATATGGTAATTCACTAAACCACTCAACGAAATCTTTAAGCTCATTAGGCTTACCCACATTACTAACATCACCCGCGTGAATGATACAATCACCCTCCGGAAACTGATATAGTTTTTCCACCTCACGATGTAACCCATGAGTATCTGATATAAATACAAATTCCATTTGATTAGATTTTTAGGTCTTTACACTCTTGCACAATATCATGCTCATTAGCGTAAATATCTTTTACTTTATCCAACGCTTCATTCCAGGCGGATTCAGCGATTTTGGTAGCATCTTCTACCTTAATATATTTTGAACTAACTCCCTTTGAATCTTTAAGACTTAAAAAGGATGTTCCGTATAGTTTAGTTTCCCACATCATTTTTTGTTGATTTTTGGATATAAGTATTATCCTGAATCATTTTATATAAAATAATAAGCTGGTCTTTTGATAAATTACCTGTTTTTTCTAAATGATTTTCACAGGAATATACAAAGGCCAGCTTATATTCGTATTCTTTTTTAAGTCTATTTATGATATTTCTATCTCTGTAACCCTTTTTGTTCGGCACTATTTACCCATTTTAAGAGATAAACCTAATCCTAATGTAAAATCAGAACCTACCAAGTTACCAACTGTCCATAATTTCAAATTACCACTAGCTTTTAATGGATTGTACATTAAGAATACATTTGGTTTAGTTCCATTTGCTGTTGGCTGAATACCAGCACCAAACATCCACTTACCTTCAACTACTTGACGAAGAACACCATATTTCATTTGGCTTGAAATGGTACCTGTTTGTGTGTTGATTGCAGGAATTGATACATTTCCATTTGCCTGTGCAGCTTGGATTTCTGTATATGGTAATCCTGCATAGATTCCCCATCCTTTTTTGATGTATCCTGCAGTAATGTATCCATCCGATGGACCACCCTTTCTAGTTGCAGAAAACAACCACTCTTGTGCGTTTGCGGCAGTACTCATTCCGAATACGATAGCCGATAATAATAATAATTTTTTCATAATCTGTTTTTTGTTCCCATATAAATATATAGTTTTTTAGAAAAACAAATCTACTCAAGTTCAGACATATATTCCAAAAATGGATTAGTGTTGATAACTCTTGTGCTAGATTTAACTTCTCTATCTACCATTGCCTTTTTATCAATTAAAGGTTTTACCTCTTTGAATTTCAATTTAGATACCATTTCTACTACACACACCCAATTGTAAAATTTACGTCCCAACACATTTACAGATTTAACTTTGTACTCCATTGCATAACCAATGTAGCCGGATGCTGAATGTGATGCACGATAGCGTTTGCGTGAGTTTTCGTAGTAATAAAATGTTTTCATAACTTTTAGATTTTAAGTTTTACAAATATAACTAATTAAAATGAATTTTACAAATAATTAAAGGTAAAGTTTTAGAACAATCGCTGTAATCCTTTGGTGTTTGCTCTTTTCAACTGAATATCCATTTCGGATTTAGTTGTTACTTCTTTTACCTGCTTCTTATACCACCAATACAAATCTTCTAATGATTTAAAAGCTCGTTTAATATCCATAGCTTTATCCCATAGGTCTTTATCAAACTCTTTCTTTAAATCGTTTTGTAGTTTCCATAGGATTTTGTTCTCATTAGAGAATGCTTCCATCTCTAATTTGATTGCTTTAATTCTCTTCATTCTACCGGCTTCCATTGCTTCGTAGATACGATTACTTTCATCCTTACCTTTGTAGTTCTTATAGGTCAAATCATACACATTTTGTGCTTCTGCTCTCACACCCACTGCTTCATTGAACATATATGAATAATCATAATCTCCGTTACGAATTTTGAGTAGTAATGGAGCATCCTCTTTTAGAGGTTTTTTGGGTCTACCTTTTGTGAACCATCTGAATTTGTTATACCCCATTACCCAATACGATTTACATCCCGTAGATAATCACCAAACAATTCTGCTTCGTAAATATCCTGCTCCGTTAAGTTGCATTCAATTTCCCCATCAAAAAACAAATCTAATGGTGGGTTGTTGTACTCCACATCATCATACATCGCAGATGTATCTACACCCAATGTTTCCAAGTAATACTCTTTTGTTCTGCTCATAACTTTTATTTTTGATTATAAAGTAAATATACGCAAAATATTTTACAATTCCAAGCATTTATTAAAATAAATCTGCCATAGTTAAAGGACCATTTTTATATGGTGCAATATCTAACTCATATGTAGTTTCATCAATTTGTGTATATGGTAAATCACCTTTCAATGGCCGGATTGCCTTTGAGCCAACCGAACCTTCCCATATTACTGCCAAACTTTCATCATACACCAAATTATCTTCCGATGTAAATATGTGTTTGGAATCTAAAAAATTGTTTCGTAGATAGAATATATTTTCTACAAATGTATCCCCATCTTTAATAATAACTTTGTCCATTAAATTCATACTAACTCCTGTTTTTTAAGTTTATTTTGTTGTCTTTTGTACTTTTTCTCTGCTGATAAATATAACTCCCAAAACCTTTCCTTCCAATAATCTACGGATTTGGTTTCTTTTTTGTCATATCGTAGAACACGTTTCTGCTTACCTTTGGATGTCATAATCCATTCACCAAATATAGGTAAGTACGCGGGAACTATATACTCTCCACCATGCTCCCTACTATGGTTAGCTAAATAGGTGATACTTTGTTGTGCTAATTCCATTGCCTCATTGAAGTTTTTGGAATCAATAAACCATTTGGTTTGTTCAATTGTTAGTGATACGTTCATATTATTAGGCGGATTTAGATTTAACTAATGTGATTAATTTGATTGGTGAAAGTGTTTGACCAAATATAATATGTGCTATCATATTCAACCCAATTGCTTCCCAAAATGTAATATAACGTAATCCAAAGATTGATGGTACTACCCAATTCCATAAATACATTAAAGGTGCTCCCATCACAATTAGTGAGGATAATCCTATAAACAATATACCAACTACTAAATTTATTTTGTCTTGATTCATAATTTTAAGTTTTAATCAAACCATTGTGAGCGGTTTGTTTTTATATTTTTAATTTGAGGGTCTTTATACTTTGGGTCACCACCCAATCGTTCAGCTGCTTCTGATATTTCTTTTGAACGAAATTCATCACCAATTTTACCAATTTCCTTTGCTGTTTTTAATTCTTCGGTTGATAAATCACCACCATTACTCAATGCTGCGAATGTTTTGGCGTGATAGGTATCTAAAGGACGAGTGAATTGTTTTAGATATTTGGCCTTTGAATCTAAATACTCAAAGAAATCTGCTTCATCCAAACAATTTAATTCGTTTTGTGTTAGTTCACTATTAGGATTGTATTTCATATTAGTATAAGATAATGGCTGGATGCTTTCACACCCAGCCGTAGTGATTATTACCAAACAATGTTTTCTTCATCGTTCTGCTCAACTTTTTCTTCGAACAATGGTTTATCTTCATTAGTATCACGTAGATACTTTTGAACCAATTGTTTGATGTAAGTACGTTCCGAATCAATCCCACCATCCGTAGAATAGAATGGAAAGATAGAGATTTCAGATGCTTCAACCAAATTGAAACCATCATACAACAATCCAGCTAACTCAACACTAGCTCTCGTAGATACTGCCGTACTCAACTTACCTGCTTCGTTACGAATTTGGTCTCTGGTGTGAGCGGCGATTTCAGCCACAGCGTTCAAGTCATAAGAATCAACACCTGGATACAACATCGTTAGTAACTCTAACTCTTGCTCTTTGTTAAGAACATCAACCTCAATGGTAGTGAATCGGTCCATAATAGCCCGGTCAAGAACACGCGTAGATGTATATTCATTACCGATGTTAGCCGTAGCGATGAATGTAACTCCTTCTGCAACAGGAACGATTGGTGAACCTTCTGCTTCATCCAAACGTAAGTAACGTTGTCCCTGGTCTAACACGCTCATTAAGATGTTCCATGCTTCTGGATGTGCTCTACTTAACTCATCTAATAGGATAACTGCGTTAGGAGTTTTGATTGCCGTAACGAATGCTGAATCGGAGAAGAAAGTACCCTTTGTTTTATCAAAGTGAGTATTACCAATCAATGCTGCTCTCGGGTCCTGCGTTGCTCCCAAGTTAAAGTAGTGGAAAGGTCTTCCCAATGCTTCAACCAATGCTTTAGCCGCCATCGTTTTACCAGAACCAGCTGGTCCCGTCATCATAATGTTACGAGCCCTAACTGCTGAACGGATTAAGAATTTCCATTTCAAATCGGTCATAATTAAAGATTTCGGTTTCAATGCCACCGAACCATTTTGGATAAAGTCCACAATCGCATTGTGTTCTTTTGGAATCTCATTCGCAGGTTCTGCGCTGGTAGTGTTTAGTGGTTTAACCAACTTTTCATACTCTTTCATATCTACTAATCGGTAGGTTTTATTACCTAATTTGTTAATGTGTCCTCGCACTGCTTTGTTAGTTCGAAGTGCTTTAGAACGGGTGATTTGATTTAATTTAACGCCGGTTGTAACATCACCTTGTGTGTTCAACATTTGGATTCTACCATTAGATAATTTCTCTAATTTGTAAATCTCATTAGTGTAACCGAACTCTGAATTTTGTAACTTTTTCATAAGGATTTTATTTAAGTTTTATGTTTAAAATTAGTAACTCTCTCAATGTTTAATAAAGATACGCAAAATATATGAGAATGTCAAGCATTTGACCAAATATTTTTGAACTTTTTTTCATTATTTTTTAAGAAATAATTCGTTCAAAGTTTTGGTGATTGGAACTAAACCATTTACATCAATAAATTTAGCATCCTTACCATACATTTCAGAAAACACTTTCTTTGAACTTTCGTATGGTGTGGAATCAGATACAAAGTAACTCAACACCCCAATACCACGTTGTTTGATTCTCTTAACCATTTCAGCGGTGTGCTTACTTGCTACCTGACGAGAGTAGTTAATTGAATCATTACCAAAGTTTGGCTCACCATCTGATATATTTAAGAAATAAGATTCTAAATCGTTTGTTGATTCAGTAAAGTGTTTCATAATTGCTTCAAAACACAAACCTTCGGGTGTAGTTCCATTGGGTTCTAATGCCGCAACTAATTGCTTAACTTTTGTAAACTTATCAGTACGAGAATCGTATGCAATCACCATATAAGGTTTGTTATTGTTCCAGCTGCCACCATCAATTGTTGAACGAACTGAAAGTTGTACATCCAAATTGTTTACCATCGTAGCCGCTTTACAAATAGCGATTGTAGTGGTCATTGCCTGTCTCCATCGGTCACCGGACATTGAGCCAGATGCATCTAATGATATGTGAAGAATGATTTTCTTAAACTTATCAACCTCTTTTGTGTAGAACACATTTTGGTAATCATAACCTAATGCGGAAACCAATCTACGGTCAATCCGTCCATTCAATTGGCGGTTGTAAACCGTGTCACGCTCCTCACTACGAACCTGCAATCTCTTACCCAACATAGTTCCTAATGCTAATCCTTTTTGTAAGGTATTCTCATCAACTACCAACTCTTTAGTTCTCCAATCTTGTCTAGCTAAAGGGAATGCTTCGGATTTCATTAGTTCTTCTGTCAATTTCTTAACCACAACTACCTGCGTTTGTGGAACTTTACCAACACCTTCGATGGTTTCACCGGCAACCGTTACTAATTCAGTACCCGATTTAGCAATTTGTTCTAATGCTTTATCATCTTTGTTAGTGATTGCTTTCTTTTTAGTTTCACCTTTTAAGAAATCTTGTTGTTTCTTAATTGCTTTCTCCAATTTCTTCTTATTAGCTTCACTTAAACTAGCTCCTTTATCACCACCTTTACCTTCGGATTCTTTAACTTTAACCTTACCTTTAAGTGGTTGGTTTAGGGAAGCAGATGGACCTGAATCTGAACCACTCTCTTCATCTTCCGAATCATCAAGCTCAACCTCTAAATCATCATCACTTTCTTCATCACCTTCACCATCGCCACCCTGTCCGTTGCCAGAACCTTCACCTTCACTTTTTGGTCCATCTTCTGCACCTTGCTTACCATTACCATTCTTTTCATCTTCCATTTCATCAGCGATGGATTGAAGAATGATTTCAACAATACCTTCAGCAATATCAACTGCCTGTTGGGTAGATGTGATACGTTGGATATTGTTTAAGTTTAACAATTTAGAAACCTTACCCAAACCACGCAACTTTGATAAGTTAGTGTTAGGGTTGGTGATATTGATAATACGGAACAAATAAGAATCAATAGTTTCCGTAGTATATTCATTTGAAAGTAATCCCTTATCAATAGAAGCATCATTGAAATATGTATCGTATAAAGAACGATAGTAATCACGATAACCAGGACAGGTAGTGTAAACGTGATTGTCAATACGTTTATCTTCTACATAGTTGGTTAAGTTCTTAACCAAATCCCAAATCCGTTGTTTAGCCCAACTTTGGTGGGATGTGTTGGTTTTATCTACATTCTCAACAACATCTAAATACTTATCAACCAATGTGGGATTTGCTTTGTAATTAACAAAGGTATCAAAATCAGTAAGAACAATGTGAGATGCTTCGTGCAATGCCAAACCAACCGTAGAATCAAACTTATCTGGCTTCAAATCGGAAGAGATAGTAACAGATTTACCATCCGTATAGGAATCACCTTTGATGGTGAAACGAACGGGGATGTTTCTGTTAGTAAGGATGTTTACAAAGTTGGAAATAGCTCTTCGGTGAGCATTTAACTTTAGATAGTGTAGGGTAGAGTTTTCAGTAGCGGTTCTTGTAGGAACATCAACATCACCATCATCATCCCAACCATAATCTAAATCATAATCGTTAGCCCAAAATGAAGTGGCCGATTTCGTAGCAGTTTTACCTTTGAAGAAGTTGTTTAACATAGTATCTATCTTTTAATGTATATACAAATATAGTGAAAATAATTGAGAATGTCAAATGGTATTTTACCCACTTTTGGTGTTATTTTACCCAATGTTGATTTTATTTTATATCTAACTCTCATTACCCTATAAAGATAGGTAAAATAAATGATAATGTCAAGTCTTTTCTAAAATATATTTTAGACATAAAAAAACCTCCCATTTGGGAGGTCTTCTTACATAGTAGTAGGGTTTCTCATTGAACTACTGCCGTATCTACTGCCGCTGAATCAGATACTACTGAATCTGCTGCTACTGTATCTACTGATACTGAATCTGCTGCTGCTTCTGTGTTTTTCTCACCACATGATGCTAAAAATAATCCTGATGCGATAAACGCTACGAATAATAAATTTTTCATACTTTTTGTTTTATTGTTTACTTGTTTTTGGTTTATAATAACGTCTTTTTTTCTTTACTGGAACTTCTTTACCTTGTACTACATCAGCTACTTCGCCCATTTCTTTGGCTACTTTCTTAACTGCTTTAGTAACATCTTCAACTTGCTCCTTAACTTTTTCAATCTTTACCTTTGTTTCTGTAAAGGTTTTGTTTACTTCTGCAATAGATTCCTCTACTACATCTGGGATTAAATCCCCATCCGAGTCCTTAATTTTACCACTTTTGGTAAGGAAATAGACCACACCAACTGCTACTGCTGCTAATGCGAGAATGATTAGAATTGTATTCATTTATTTTTATTTATTTGGTTACTATTATAAATATCAATCTTCGCCATATAGCGAAAATCTTTTCTGTGGTACTTCCACTTCTACTGTTGAAACTAATTCAATAGTTCCTTGCCTCGCATCAATATAGAATTGAGTGCTACCATACGATTGAAACCATGCTTCCAAAGCATCTGTAAGAGAACCATAAGTTTGTCCAACACCTATTGTCAGACCTTTACCCTCTTTAGCAGCTTTCCATCTATCTCCAGGTGGAAATCTATTAAAAATAACCCTACGTTCTTCTTTAGTTTCCTTTTCCATTATTCAAATACCTCTACGATTTTTGATTGAGCCGCTCCTTTGATGTTATACTCTAACTGAATGTTAGATGCTTCAAATTCCTTAACAACTCTTGCTTCTGCTTCGGTCACCGATTGAGCATCCACTAAATATTGTTCTGTTACTTTTTTAGTTCCACCTTTACCATTGTCTGTGTGTAACTCTACTGCTACTTGAAAGTACTTCGCCATAGTTTTTTTGTTTATTTATTTGTTTTAATTTTTAAGTTGTACAAAGATACGAATAATCTACCATATATCCAAATTATTTTAAGGTTTTTTTAAGTAGTTAGTATTTCCGTTAGTTTAAATGCAATAGTAACACGTAAATCGTTATATCCTTTTCTCGGTGCCATTCCTTTGTGTTTGTATTGGTGATGAAATAATACTGCTGAATTTGGTATTGGTGTTATAGCAACGGGCTCACCATCTACCATAAAATAAGTTTCACCAATCAAAGATACATCATCATAATCATTGAGGTAATATAAAAATGTATAACCACTATCAAGTTGTGAATCAACATGCCAACCGCCATCTTGTCCTAATGTTTGTCCATTGGCATACAACCTATCAATTTTAAACTTTTTATTGGATAATCTTTCTATTTCCAAAAGCCACTCTATAAAGAATGGATGTTCCATCAATTCGGAATACCAAAATCTATTTGAGTTTTTATCAGCTGTACTAAACCCCTCATAGCTCCATTTTAGCTTTTCAACGATTTTTATAAGTTGATTATACTTTTCTTGTGTTAAGAAATCAAAATACCTTTCTATCATAATTATTCAATTGTAGTTTCATCTTCGGTTGCTTCATCTTCATCACCATCATCCACCACACCCTGTGTAATAATAGTACCACGTTTTGGTATCTTTCTTTTACCTACTAACAAAAAGAAACAATTATAGCATAGGAATCGTAAATTTTCTAATTTGTGATTCTGCCAATCATTATCTAAAAAATCCAATAATAAAGGAACTTTACCATCGGTTGCTCTTTTCTCATCAAACCCACAACATGTACATTCTTCTGCAAAGTAACCCGATGTAATTAATCTACGTTTTAATCTTGCAATTGGATAATCTGGCTTACCTTCTCCTGCTAATATCTTATCCAATGCATTCTCACCGCTATGAACTTGGTTAGCACGAATTATACCAATACCAGCTGGATTCAGTAAGTTTTCGAATATACCATAGGTTTTAGCCCACTTCTTATAGGTATTATACGATACACCTAATGTTCTTGCTGCTTCAAATGCAGATTTAGATTTAGATTGTGCATCTCTAATATCGGTTTCCAATATAGGACGAAAGCCTGCACCACGAGGATATGCTCCGGTAGACCATTTTTTCTTTACCATCGTATCCTTTATCTTTTCGATACGTTCTTCGGTGGTAAGTTTTTCTTCTTTGGGTTCATCTACATCTTCCCACTTATCTTCACCCTCTTCTCCCCAATTAGCAAAAAACCTTTCTTCTTTTGACATATTAATCTATATTGTACTCCTTCACCAAATGTATAGGTGTTATACTTTCATCACCATCATCCGTTAGATGTTGGTTTAATACATTAAACTCTAAATACTCCCAAGCATCTTGATAGGTCATATTATCCCTACTCATTAAAGTAGTAATCATCAAATCAGTATCGTAGATGTATCTATTGGTGTAATAACAATTTCCTATGATTGCACCATCAAAACCATCCCATTTTACTTTTCTTTCATCGTTTTCCATATTAAGTATTTATATGTTTATACCATCCAGTTATAATATACTTGGTTTGGGTTTCACTAATTTGACCTTTATGAAAATGAGTCCAAAACGCAGGCCATATAACAAATTTACCAGCTTCTGCTGTTTCTGTATGATTTTGTGATTTAAATTGCGTTCCACCTGCTTCTACATCATTTAGATATATCATCCAAGCCAATACTCTATCATTCCCGCCCGGATATCCTGAATTTTCACAATGCCAATTAAAAAATCCTTCACCTGGTAAATATCGTTGTATATTATATCCTTCCAAATCAAACTTTTGTATCTTATCTAATTGTGGATGTTCTAATATATAAGAATCTAATCCCTTTTCTAATTTAGAATTTATATATTGTACATACTCAAACCATTCAGGTTCACCACATTCTACCGCATCTTCAATAAATCCAGCATTTATGGAAATATCTGTTGATTTTTTGGTAGTATTTTCATTCAATCTGAAAACTCCACTATCATTTACCACATATGATGAACCCTTCTTCTTTAAATTTGATTTTTCAAATAAATCTATAAGGTCTTTACAAAACTCTAATGATAACAAATTTGGTATTCTGTGTATAAATTCCATTATTGCTCCTTTATAAATTTATCAACTGCCTTTTGGTTTCTATCCAATATTCGTTTAACATTATCCCACGCATCATCATTCTCTTTTAATAGCTTTGGATTTACACACTCAATACGAGTTGGCTCATCTCTAACGGGAATTATATAAGAAATAATATCAGCATCTTTTGCCAATGATTCCTTAACCATTTCCATCATTTCTCCGAAATTACTATTGGGTACTCCATCTACATTAATGTAGTGAACCAAAATTATCTTATCCATTATAATATCTCATCAATTATACCTAACTCCAATGCTTCTTCAGCTGGGATATACCAATCAATCTTTTCTTTATATACTTCCTTCAACCTAGCCTTCTTAATATGGGTTCTACGGACAGTTAAATCTTCAATCCATTTCTGCAATCGTTTCATCTCAATTACATCATCATCTATATCCTTCAATGTTCCTGCTGATACAGAGGAAACTTGGTGGTATAGTAAGGTTGATGTTGGGTATGCGAATCTTTTATGACCTCCTAATGTAATTAAGAAACCACAACTCATAGCAACACCTGTAACGATGGTGTGTATCGGTGTCGTTGAACGTTCCATAACCCCTAACAAGCCCATACATTGATATACTTGTCCACCATAACTATCTATATATATCTTAATTGGTTGAGGTTCGTATGTTAAACCATGTATAGAATACAATTTTTTTAAGTATTCATCATCCTCAACTATATCTATAATCCCCTTTGTTAATTCTAATATAGTAGCTTGGTCTACCTGTTTGGCAAAGTGTAGGGTTCTATTTTTTGGTAGTAATAATCCACTCATATCTTAATCGGCCTCCCTCCTTCATCATAATTATCTTCAGTATTACCTTCTACATAATCATCAATATCATAACCTTCTTCATGTGCGTTATGTTGTGCAATTGCTTCACCTAATTCATCATCACTCCACTCACTCAACTTATATTTTAAATCCGTATTTTCATCTTCGTAAATAGATTCTGCCATTTCTTTAATACCATTATTCCAACCAGATTCAGAATAACCTAATCCGATTGTAATTCCTTTAAAAATATCCAATAACTCGTGAATATCTGTATCCGAATTGGGTAGTTCAATACCAACCTTTCTACCCCATTGTTCTCCCGTAATTTTTGTAGGTTGTGGACCTTTACTAATATAACTCATATCTATTTTTTTTCAAAATCTAATTCTAATTGATTACTTCCTGTCGTTGGTTGTTGTGGTAATGTAGATGTATAACTCCAATTAGACCCACTTGGATTCCACAATGTCGTTGTAGATGGATTATATGTAACAGTTCCACCACTATTAGGTGTTGTTGTAAGTATTACACCACTTTGACCAGAAGTTATCTTATATGGATTATACGGGTCTGATGGGTATGGTTGGATAAATGGTAGTGTTTGTATTGTTCCAGTATTTGGAACTCCAAATGGTAAAGATGGTGTTGGTTCATCCTTAACTTCCGCTAACTTATCCTTTAATGTATCCCACTGCTTTGGTGTGGGAGCATACTCATTGCAAGCCTCTACAAAACCTTGCATCCAAACTACAAATTCTTTTGATGTCATAATCTTATTTATCTAAATATTGTTTTACATTACTCCAAAACTCGTATCCCCTATCAGCACCCATATCACTCATTACCTCATCGCATACCTTTTTAGCAAATAGAATTGCCGTAGGACGATATAACCTGCTATAATCACTCATCTTTGGTGGTTCTACATTCATAAAGAACTCAATCAACTCTTCTCCTTTTTCTTCTGGTGTTATCATTTCAGATGTTTTCTAATTCCATACCCAACGATGTTGCCGGTATAATTATCATAGATTGTACATAACTCTATACGGAACAAAAATCGTAAGATTTTATTTGCCAACTTCATTCTTCTTTTTAAGTTGTAGGACTTGTGATTCCAAGTCTCTAATTTGGCTCTTCAAACGAAGTGTTCCAACCAATTGAATTGTTATACAAATCAATAGAGAAAAGCACACCCATACCAATGTATTATCTCGTTTATTCATAACTATTTTTTATAGGAACAAAGATACGAAATTATCTTTATATATCCAAATAATATTTAGATTTTTATTGGAGATGGGGGAGGTCAAGGCACTATCAAAATTTTTAGGTTCGACACCTTTTACTCCCCCGCCCCTCCCCGCGCTACTTAAAGGTGTAACCCGTTAGTTTCTCTATCTGTGCTATTGGTACTTCGTTATTTTGAAATCCATCTGCCGGTGATAAATCATTGTTGAATAAGTATGCGTGCCATTTACCTGCTATTTGAACTACTTTCCAACATTGAGTGGGAACTGATACTAACCCTATTTTCTTTGATTCACCAACTGAACCACTCCATACTCTTACCTTTTCACTAATCATTGCCCAATTTCGGGTTGCGGTTTCTAATGATTTCCAATCCCCTGCATTCAATCTATGTGTTTGTGCTACCATATTTGAAAAGTAGAAACATTCATCCTGCACCGCTTGTGTTTGACAAAGGTTATCAGCTGCTGGCATTACGTGTCCTCTATCGTATCCACTTTTTAGGTAATAAAATGCAATATTAGTTTCATCTACTAATTGTGGGTCTGGCTTAAAGTTGTCTTTTCTTTTCAATGGAGTTGGACAACCTACCATTGCTTTTGTTGTTTCCCATTGTACTAATACTGGGTATCTTTTTGATTTACTGAAATGTGTTGTGTAGTTTGTGTGTTTAATTACTACTACATCTTGTGCTACTAATCCACTAGCTACTAAAAGTACTACCGCTAATGTATTCAGCCAATTCTTCCATATTTGTGTGTTCTTCATAATCATCTTCATTAAAATATTCGTTTAAGTATTGTTTTCCTGCATCTGTTAAATAAATTATCTCTTCACCTGGCTTTGTATCATCTTCTTTATACGTCCCCATAAATCCTTTTTCTGTTAATTCATATACAACCATTTTAGACACTATATATGATTGTAAGTATTTTATCTCATTACTATCTTCCAATGCAACTTCATCACCTTTGATAAACTTTTGGAAAAAGTAATCATTAATAAACTCATTTACATCGGTACGGATTTCTCCTTCCAATTTCATACCAAATAACCTATCGGTTACTTTTAAGTATTTATCTGTTGCTTCTTGTACTGATTGTGGGTACATATTTCTTATTGGTGAAAGTGAATCATAATACCAGCATCTCCTGCTGATAATGTATGTGTTCCGCTTTTGTTTGATACTACATATCCGTATTTTATAAACTTATATAGTATTACATCTTTATTTTCAAACGTGGCATGAATACAATTTGTTGCGAAATCTAAATGTGGGTGTATGATATGCCCCATTTTCCAACTATCTATAAACTCTTCTTCTAATTCGTTTGGTGATATTATTAGTATCATTTAATTAAGTTTCGTACTACAATTGTTAAAGATATAAATATCCAAATTGTATTAAATGTTATTAGTGTTGGTAAAGATTTTCTCATACTTGCCCAAATTAGTGAGGATGATGTTGCCAATGTTAGAAAGTGTAATTGCCAAATCTCTATACCATATAATAATCCCGGTAGTATGATAAGTGCCTTTGCCATCCAAGCACAAAATTCTATGGTATTGTAATCTGTCCAATAGGATTTCTTACTAAACATTTTAAGTATGTCCCAAATCTTTTGGTATCCAATTAATCCAAATAAGATTCCAATGAATGAAATAAAAATAAGTGAGTTTATCATTTTGTTTGTTATTTATTTTCTTTTTTAATCCAATGTAAAAACATCATAAAAATGTATTCATCTTCACCACAAACCAATTCATCTCTCCAATGTTCCAATTCATGTGAGTTGTAAATCAACAACCCATCTCCTACTTTTATATCTTTACAAGTTACTGAATCATCATAATCTTTGGAACAAATCGGCCACTCTATGTTTGTTGGATTTTCTATACAAATCGTAAGAGTTACTCCAATATCTTCTCTATCAATGTGTATTGGTAGTGATGAGCCATTTACATACTCTCTACAATAGGTATTTACAGTTTCTACTTCAAAACCAACCAATTCTTCTATCTTTTCTTTTAAAGTATGTAACCAAATATAACATTCGGGAATATCACTTGTCCATACACCAGTTGATTTTGGTGCTGAATATGCACTATACTCAACCATATCTGGTCTGTTACACATTAAATCCATAGTTCTTTGTGTTATCTTTTCACAATCTTCTAATGGAATTATATTTTCTAAATAATGTACCATAGTTTAATTACTTAAAGGTGCTTTAATTTTTGGATGTGATTCGTAACCTATTAGTTCAAAGCAATCTGGTCTGTAAGATAGTATTATATCTCTAAATGTTTTTGGTCCTAATTGTTCTTTTACTTTTTCGTGCTGATACCAATTCCTTTCGGTGATTTGAATTGTTGGTAAACTATAAGGTTCTCTTTCAATTTGCTCTTTGGCTTGTTCGATGTGGTTTTTATATAAATGTACATCACCCAAATTACCAATCAAATCTTCGGGAACCATATTAACTTCCTTTGCAATAATCTCTAATAGTAATGCGTAAGATGCTATGTTAAATGGTAATCCTAAAAATGTATCTACTGAACGTTGATTCCACATTAAAGAGATTGCTCTGGTTGGAATATTATATTTGACATAATCTTCTTCTGATATTGCAGTCATTTTGCTTTTTTGTGCTGCACATAAATTATATCTCTCATCTTCACTTAACTCCCTTGTATAAACTTGAAATCCGTAATGACAAGGTGGTAAAACCATTTGGTCTAACTCTGCTACATTCCAAGCAGATACCATTAATCTTCTACTATCGGGATTTGTTTTAAGGGAATGAACTAATTGTAGGATTTGGTCATACCACAATGAACCTTTCTCATTACCATTCATATCCATCCAACCTTGCCACTGTCTCCACTGCTTACCATAGATTGGTCCTAAATCTCCCCATTGTTTAGCAAATGCTTCATCGGTTTTTATTTGTTTAATGAACTCTTCTTTTGAATAATAATCAGGAACTCCACCCAATTCTTCATTTAATTTAGCACCTTTGGTAAGGTAATTCTTATATGCATCACCATCCCAAATGTGACAATCATAATCTAATAGGAATTTGATGTTAGTATCTCCTCTTAAAAACCATAGGAGTTCTGTAACCATAACATTCCACGCCATTTTCTTTGTGGTTAGTAATGGAAATCCTTGTGACATCTTATGACGGATTTGTCTACCAAATACCGAAATAGTACCTGTACCGGTTCTATCCTGCTTTTCAACTCCATTGTCTAAAATATCTTCTAATAATGCTTGGTATTTACTATCTATTGTGTTCATTATCTAATATATACAAAATTGGTTATACAATATCTACCATACCCACTATATGGCTCTACTTCTTCAATCATTTTAATTGGTGTTACTTCGTGTAATCTCCACGATGGGAATATAACCAATCTATTATTTTTGTATGTTATACCTTCATCTAATTCTGGCAATATCAAATCACCACCTTCAAACTTTTTAGGTTCTTTATGACACCAATATAAGTAAGTTAGGATTGATGAATCTGTATGTGCTTTGTAATAATCCTTTTCTTCATAATAACTTATTAAGGTTGCATCGTAGTTGGTATGGTCTATATACCTAAAACAATTATCCATACCAACAAATTCATCTACAATTTTTTTTGAAAATAGTTTTCTATTTATAGTCAGTATGTTTGATAATTCACGTCTAGCATAAATACCATCCAAAAATATAGCAGAGTTTTGCTTCAATGGTTTACCAGTATCCAAATCGTGTGCCGTACCAGTTTCTTCAGGTGGCATTAGTTTTCTATCATACGTTAGAAAATCCAATTCTTTCCAAATATCTATTTGCTCTTTATCTGTATAGAAATCATCTATAACCAAAAAATCATTTGACTCACTTGTTACTTTCATATTATTTTCCTACCGATGGATATACAAATAAAAATTTTGAGATACAATATCTACCTTTACCTTGCCCAACTTCTTCCATAGATATTGGTGAAACTGAATGTACATTATGTGATGGGAATATAACCAATCTATTGTTCTTTATACCAATAACCTCACCAATTTGATGTAAGGTTAAATCACCACCCTCAAACGATTTTGGTTCTTTGTAACACCAATATAAGCAAGTTAAGATTGCGGCATCTGTGTGTGGTTTATAGTGGTCATTATTCTCATAATAATTCAACAGAGTTCTATCAAAGTTCACATAAAATGCGTACTTAAACTCTGCACTCATTGTTGAAAATCTCTCATATATTTCAGGACAAATGAACTTATCATACATATTCAGTATTGATGAGTCTTCTCTATTTTCATAGTAATCATCCAAAAATATACCAGAGTTTTTCTTAATAATTGTACCATCTTCACCCTTTGCTCCTGCAGTAATGTTTGGTGGTTGTAACACATCTTTACTCTGTAATGTATCCAATTCTTCCCAAAGAGATTTTAGTTCACTCTCATTGAAGAAATCATCTACAATTAAGTATTGTTTAGAATTACTAGTGATTTGCATGTGGGTGAGTTTAATAATTCTTTAATCTTTTTTTATTTTCATATTCCGCTTCTCTACTATAATCTTCTCTATATGCCAATATCCTATGAAAATCTTCATATGCTTTTGGGTGATAGTTTTTGATTCTATCAATTCCCAATTCATATTCAAATAGGATTTCTTTATATTTTTTTTCTTTAAAATCCGTCCTTTGTGCTTGCGATTGTAATTCTGCACTTAAAGAATCGTTTTCACTTTTTAATTTTTGGTTTTCTACTAATAATTCATTAGTATTTACTTTTTCAACAACCGGTTTATCTTTGTTATTCATACTAAATCCTATTGATACTATTGCCACCGCTATAATTCCAACTATTAGTATTGTACCTAATGTAATTTTTAATGTTGTGTTCGTATTCATAATTTTAGATTTTAAATGTTTTACAAATATACCACTTTTTGTGGATTTTACCAAATAAAAAAGGGGAAATCTTCCCCTTAAAATGTTTCTTTAGCTTGTTGTACGTTTATTCGTATTTTTGGATATTTCTTTTGTAGTTTCTTTACTGCTTCCACATTCTTTCTAGAATCATCTAAAAAGAATATATCATCATATCCCTTTTCTATTTGTGATTCAATCCAATCTGCTTTCTTTTGTGGGTCATTAGATGCAAGTGTTACAATGTAAACATCACCCATACCAATATCTTTTAGGTATTTCTTTACGGGTTCGTATGCTGCTCTTGCAGTAAGTATAGTTACTCTAGCTATACCTTCATCGTTGATAATCTTTTTAAGATACTTTGTAAATGGACGAATTTGCTTTGGTTTATTTACCTTTTCGAAATCTGTAAAATTAAATACATCACCTGGTTTTTCATCATATACTGCGTACTCACCTGGAGTTAGTTTAGATTTAGAGCCATCTTTGTGTGTAATGTATATAAAGGATTTTGTTTTGACAAGTGTATCATCAAAATCTAAAACTCGTAGTCTTTTCTCTACCAATAAATCCTTTAACTTTATCATACTAATGCATCTAATTTCTTTTCCAATTTTACTTTTGCTACTTTGAGAGTTTTAGCATAATCCAATGGTGATTTTATGTTCATGCTTTTCCAATTGGAAATAAAATTATTTAAATACTGTTTATTTTCTTTTTCAAATTGTTCTTTAGAATTATTATAATTTTTAGCAGCCCCATTTTTAACAACATCATCCCAAGTATAAATTAAAGCACCTTTTAGAATTTCTTTATCACTAACTTTAGAGTTCTGTTCTGCTTTCTCCGTATTCGTTTTTATCCATCCATCAAATTGCTCAATTTCTTTTTTTAATGCATCACCTTTGGATAATTTAGTCAATTCCGCTTTAAGTTTATCTGCTTCAGGATTAGAAGATGCTCTTGGTAAGTTGGTTTTGGTTAGGTAACGGAAGTGTAGTTTTTGAATGTTATATCCACCTGCGTAAATTACATCGGTGTTAAGATGAAATCTTTCTCCATCTCTATCAATTATTGCATGAATTGTTAATGCTCCTTTGCCAGAATTAGATACTTTACCATCAATCATTTTATCACCTGATTTAGTGTAGATACCCAATGCTTTTAGTAAATCATACTTTAAAGTTAATTCAGTAAGATGTTCTTCAAACGCACTAAATCTTTCACCCTCTTTTTCAGCTTTTTGCTTTCGTAGGGTTATAATATCGTTAATTGTAGGTTGAATTTTTAGAAGTAGGAAATCAATAAAATCATTTCCAGTCTTTCCTTCATTCAATAAATCCTTTAACTTTATCATAATATATTGTTTTGTACTTACAAAGATAAGTATATTATTTGATATTTCCTAGTCTTTTATTAATATTTTTCTACTTTTTTATAATCTAATATCTCAATTGGTTTCATTATTATTTCATTCCAAAGTGCAGTTTTGTTTTCTTTACACTTTTCCCAATCTCTACATAGGTTGTTTTCATTATCGGGATATGAGAAACGAAATAGGTTTGCTGCTCTATCACCATTATCTACTACCAATGATTTAACATCTGATTGGAATGCTGCTACTAAATTACCTTTAACCTTTACTAATATATTACTCTCTGGTCTGAAAAATGATTTGGCTTGGGTAGTGAATGTGGATATAGAGAATTGTGATTTATTATCTATACTATCTTGTAAGTTCTTTAATCCTTCTTCGCTTGTCCAATGTAGTGATATAACTTCTTCTTTGGTACTACCATAAGTATCCGTTGTAAATCTACCATCTAAAAGGATATATGGTTCAATAGCACCTCTACTATAAAAGAATGAAAACCTATCATCTTTAATATCTACTATATACTCTGCAAACTCATCAGCTAAACCCCACACTCTATGATTTATAAAATCTTCTATAAAATCTAAAACCATCTTTTGAGTAAGTTGCTCAAATCTTTGTGTTTCTACATATAACTGAAATCCAAACCATTTGTTTACTAATTGGATTAGTTCTGGACTATTATCAATCATACCACCACGAGTATCAAATCCTTGCTTTTGTAAAGATAAAAACTCCTTTGCAACGGCTTCCCACTCTGCTATGGTAGCAAAACTTTTATATGGGTGATAATATCCTCTAACTTCCATATTTATTTTTCGTCTTGTAGGAAATTTGAAATATATCCTGATAATCTATTTGCTTCTGCTGATAGATATATCAACTGCTCTTGCTTTAATTGCTTTGGTTTCTTCACCCAATCTATACCCAATGTTCCCATAAACTCATTTGTTCCCAAATTAAACAAACCAAATACATAAGATGCTTTAGTTCCAACTGCTTCTGCACCACCCTTTAATCCAAATGTTGCTATTGTTTCATCATTAAAATCTGCTATAAATATACTACCATTTTTTAATAATTCATCAAATGCTCTAGAGTATAATGAAGATGGGATGTTTCTAAAAGTGTGTGCTACCGGTGATACTCCACTTGCATTTACTTCGTGAAATATAGAAAACTTTTGTATTGATTTTGGTGAATGTAAAAACTTACCACCATTGTGGAATTGGGAAATCCAAACTCTATCTGCACCCAATGTATCTAATATAGTTTCTAATTCTTTATTTATAACACAACTCTTTGCAAGCTCTTCCTTTACAGGGTCTGTTATTGGTGCTGGTTTAGCAAACTTTGACTTTGCCCACTCAACAACAGTAGGACCTATTGCAGATACTATAAATGCCGTAAGAATACTTACAAATAATTCTAAATTAGTCATTACTATTTGTTTTCAATACCATTATAGTATTCGTTTATAGAATGTAGGTAATCACTAGCTAATGCCAAATATGATTGAACCCAAGCTGGTACATCAAACTCTTCTCCTTTTGAGGTGAATATTTGTTGTATATTGTTTGCTGATTCTATTGCAGTTTTGATACCACTTCTAGCCATTCTGCTCTCATCAGCCACAGTATCTTCATTTTCTTTGATAACATTTTCGTTCTTTATCTTTCTTTTTTGTTGAATTATACCTTGTATCTGTGAAAATATACTTTGTATATCTTTATCCAATTGCTTTTCATCTGCACTCATTGGTGTTGTAATATCTACATTAGCATATAGTTTCTTTTTTTTAGTAATTAGAACATCAACTTTTTTAATTAAATCGTGTCTTACTTTATCCAAATCTTTAATTATATTTGATGTATCTGTATCTTCGTTTACTGATTCATATTTAATCATATCTGGATTAAACTTTTCAAAATTCTTTTTTGCCCATTTTACGGCTTCTTCGTATGAATTGAATTTAATCCTATCCTGTTTGAATCCTTTTTGCTTATTTAGGTAATCAATATAAACTTTTTCTTCTTTGATAATACCCTCAATTCTTAATCTATCAGTAACATCGGTAACTTCATCATATCCAGAGTTTCTTAATTCATCCTCAATATCTCTTCTATTTGCTTTTGGGTCTCTACAAATAATAGTTCCTAACTTCTTACGAGTAAATGAACCACCTTTATCCCAAAGAGACATGATTGCTTTGTAGTGCCAATCGTTTGCAGATACTTCGGTTACTTCTTTCTTTGGTGCTTCTGCATTTGCATCTGCTTTCTTTTGTTGAATACCAATTTGGTCTGCGAAATCATTTGATATTTTAACCAAATCTTTGATTGGCATATCAATCACTCTAACATTCATCATAGCAGGTTTACCACTTGCTACTGCTGAAGATGTAACTGCTGCCCATCTGTGATGACCATCTAATACATATCCATCGTTTGATACATAGATTGGTGCGGTAATCTTTGGATGATTTGGTTCTGTTTCCAATGCCTTTGTCATACCTGCTACCTTTGCTCCAACCAATTCAGTTTGAGTTGCTTTCAATTGGTCTGCTGGTACTTCTTGTGGTTCTGATACTGCTACTCCATTCTTCTTTAATAAAACTTTGAATTGTGATTCTGTATCCACCTCACCATCATTGTTTTTTGGTAATTTATCTGCGATTGAACCTGGTTTTGCGTATCCCTTGAATTGTGGCATATCCTCACGAGGAATACCTTTGTTTCCTTTACAATATAAGTTAGTACCAGGGATTGTAATATCACATAGATTGAAGTTTGGTGCTTTCTCACCTTTAGCTTTAGCTTCTGCTGCTGCTTTTGCTAATTGGTCTATTTTCATAGATACCATGCTACGGAACTTTTGTGGAATATCTTTGATGTGTGATTGCTTATCTACATCTAATTCAGGTCCTTTGGTTGGTTCTGCTTTTTGAGAATACTTTGATATTATATCCTTTGCATATTTGTTACCAGGATTACCAACTACCGCAGTCATAAAATCCATTGGTTTTAACTTTTTGGATTTCAAATCATCTGCTACTTTTGATAGATTTACACCATTCTCATCTGCCCAACCTGCTACTGCTTGTGCTCTTAAACCAGTTGTGGATGCAATACCATTTACGGTTGCCATACCATCTGCTTTGGGTTCTGCTTTTACATCTCCACCATTGGATGCTTTGGCTTGTGCTATATCCTTTGATGTTGGTTTTGTATGGATTGCTGGGTTTGCCTTCTTTACCGAATATACATTACCCGTCTTTTTATTCTTTACTATCGTATCTTCACCCAAATTAACCGGCTCACCTGCTAATGCTTTTTCAAATGCTGCTTCTGCTCTATCTACCAACTCTTGGTGATATTGCATTTCTTTATGCAAAGCAATAAGATATGGTTTTAGTTTGGCTTTAGCTTGTGAGTCACCAACTTTAAATTGGTCAATCAAAGAACGTTGCTCTTTTTGCTTTGCTTGGTATTGTTGAACTGCTCTTTGGTATAGCTCCGATGCTTTCTTAAATTGTGAAGATATATTTGCCATTTTCTATTTTAATGTTAGTAAGTATTTTGTTCTATTACAATTACCCATCAACTCATCACGTAAGTTTAATAGGTCTGTATCCTTTCTTGAATCCAAAACATCTGTAAGATTGATTGATTTTTCAATCATATCATCAATTGCCGTAATTACATTTGCATCACTAATGTTTACAAAATCATATGATAAACCAGCTACATCTATTCTACCATACTTACCCATTGCGGTTTCTGCAAATGCATCTACATTATCTACTATTTTATCAAACAATTTACCTAATGATTTATGTTTTGCATATATTTTAGTTTGCCAATGAAAGAACTTCACTGCATTTGAAAAGTGCTGAATATCTACGATATATTGTTGTAAATCTTTATTTTCCATTATCTAAAATTGTTTCTTGTTATCTTGCTAATTAAATCGTAATCTTTTGGGTCTAACTTTTTCTTCAAAACCTTTGCAAAATCTACTGTTCTTGGATGGGATACTGCGTGTTGAATATCTTCATCATTTTCTAATTCTTTTTCTAGCTGGCGTATTCTACTCATATTCTTTAATGAACTCCAAGCATTTTTAACACCCTGAATGATACTCTTCATTCCATTCATTGTTGTATCCTTTGATGCTTTTAAGAACTCACCAATCATATAGCGGAATAAAAATCTTAAAAAGAAACCACTTGCTGCTATACCAATCATTTGTAATCCATTCATTACAATATCCGATATATCTTCGTTTAGTTTAGATTCGGTTTGAACTTTTTTTTTTAAAATAGCCCTAACACTTTCTTTGATTTCTTCTACTTGCTTTCTTTCGTAGTATAATTCTTTAAGTGAATTGAATACTTGCTCATCACCTTTGACACCTTCTCTCCAGCCACCACCTTTCTTCTCATACATTTTTATACGTTCAACAACAGGTCTTCCTTCACATACTTTACCAGTTGCGTTCCAAAGGACTCTGTTAGTTGGTAGTGGGAAATTCTTTTGAGTTCTATTGTTTGGTAAATCTTCGATAGATGCTATTATTGCATTTTGATTTACATCTGCTGATTCACCTATATCGTACCCAAGTCCGAAATGACCAGGTCCTCTTAAACCATAATTACCATCAGCACCTTGGCCGATTGATACACCCGTATGAAAACCAAATTTAATCTTACCCGCTGCATCTTTTGACCCTTTATCAATTTTTTGATTATCCAACGATGGGTCTATTTTTTTCATTTGGTCTCTTACTACACTTTTAATTTTGCTATTACTAATGTCGGATGTATTTAGGGTAATAGTTGATTTTGATGTATCTATTTTTACAGACTGCGTTTGTTTTGGATTAACTGTAAGAATGTATTTATCTTTGTTAAGTTTATTTCCGTTGAATATTTGTTGCCCCATTGATACTTCAACACTATTACCGGCTTTTAATTGTCTTTGTATTGAATTGTCTAGATAGGCAGTACCACCAATTGCACTAATCGCTATCATTGCAGTTAGTATCATATCCTTTACAATTCCCTCGTCTAAATTTTCGTTTAGAACTATTTCGATTTGTTCGTTTACACCTACCGATTCGTTTTGTAATTTATCCCAAAACTTATCTACATATGGTTTTAATTTTGCGTAACGATTTGATGTACTTTTATCATACTCTTTTTTAGGGACAATTATAAATTCTGGATTTAATTTGAATTTAGAACCAGCTGGTCTTCTTACTTTGAATTTATCCCAATATATATCACTTAAAGAACTAGGATTCATTGCCCAATAAACTGCTTCAAATTGCCCTTTATAAAATGCATAAAATACATTATTAGGATTTCCGGTTTTAATTTGCTTTTCGTTATTAGTTAGTTCGTTTATTGATTCAGTTCTAAAACAACCACAACTTGCATCGTATGTTTTCATAGTATTTTCAACACTAACACCCGGTACTACTGCAGATGGTAAATCTTCATCTTCCAAATCTATTTTGTTTTCCTTCTTAACGTGTGCAGGTAATCCTTTGTGTTTTGTAGATGCGAAATCCTTCGCTGCTTTATCAGTCATTGAATCTGCTGCTTTCTCAACTTCTGGAGATGGGTTCTCTAAATCACCTTTTTGGGCGGCATGAACCATTCCCATAAATTTTTGTTGTGCTTTACTAACTGATGGCATATCTTTTAATATATAGTTTTACCAATATAAATATATAGAATTAAAGTTTAACTAATGAATTTTGATACTGCGTTAGTTTATTTACCGATATATCAAACACATCATATTTGAAATTGCCCTCTGCATTATTATCTTGCATCACCATAGGTAACATAGTTAGGAAATTAAATCGGGTTTGGTCTGCAAGTAAATCATCACAATTACACATTACTACCACATCATTTTCTGGCTTTGTACCAATTGGTCTAAACTTTTTGTTTATATCTGATTTGGTAAGACGTAGTTCATTTGATAGATAATCAACTGCTATTTCAGTATCACAATATATGTTTGAGAAATATGGTTCTAAATAACCAATTACATCTTCTCTTGCATTATCCATAACCAAACCAATATCGTATTTAATTATACTAACTGGTCTATGCTCATTATCCCTACACATATCAGTTCCCCATTTACGGATGAACTCACGTTGCATATTAAACATCTGTTGCTGATAATCATTATTAAACTCTCCCACTTTTCCGTTTTTCCATTTATGCCCTCTTTGTGTAAAATGATAAACGAATGTATCTTGCATTCTAACAATATCAAATCCGGCTAAAACCATACGAACAAATATATCAGAATCTTCCCAACCATATGGTGCAAAAAGAGTATCATGTGAACCGATTCTATTTAAGTATTCTTCTTTATTTACAAACCAGGGTGCAAACAATGAATCATGTGTTTTACCTTTTGATTGGGCTTCTAAATTAATACAAAAATCATTGAATGATTCCATATTAAAATCTTGTGGATACATACCAAAATCCATTTGAATCTTTTCAACTCCCGCAGGATGTATTGGTGGTTCTATACAAGTAAGGGATAATATTTTGTTTTTATCTAAATTATCTATGATTGATGGTATGGTATTTTTAGAAACAACCATATCCGCGTGTAGTATTCCTACATATTCGGTTTTAGCCATCTGAAATCCTTTATCATATAGTATGGTATGACCTATTCTTTCATCAAATATTTCATATTGTAAATGCGAATCTGTTAATCCATTTAACCATTCAGTAGTACTATCTGAACTACCATCATTGAATATAATTAACTCTACATCTTTACTACTTTCTCTTATACTTTCATAACAAAGTTTAAGATAATCAACATTATTGTAAGCTGGTATAACTATTGTTAGCATAATCTATTTTTGTTTTAATAACCAATCTGTTCCTAAATCTTCTACTATATAATTGAAATCATCTTTTAATATGTTAGCCAATTCGGTTTCTCTATCCTCATACCAACCACGTTCAAATAAAATATAAGGTCTCAAATTACTACTTCGAAGCCAATCTAACATACCATATATAATTTCAATATCGTGTCCTTCTGCATCTATTTTTATAAAGTTGATTTTATCAATTTTCCCATCTAACATCCAATTACTGAATGTTTTACATTTGATAATATACTTATCATGTGGTTGCACTTCCATTCCTTGTTTGTATATCTTATTGTATCCAAAGTTTTCTTGCGATGCATAAATTGTTTTATCAGTATCATCATCGCTTAATGCAAGGTTTTCTATAATAAAGTTTGGTTTATCTCCAAATTTATTTACACATTCGTTGTAGTACATTTCTATTGGTTCAAACATAACAACATTTTTCAGTTGTTTACCATCTGATTTCATACCATCAATTACAAGTTGTGTAAGTAAGCCTGTATTTGCCCCAATATCAACAAATGTATCACCATCGTTTAAATGTTCTATAATAGTTTTTACATTTTTTACGATGGATTCTTTTAATTTATCTTCCCATTCCCCAATAGTCATTTTATTTATTATTTTTGATGTTGTCCATCCTCACCAACATCCGTTACATGTCTACCCCAACCAGCGTGTTTACAATATCCTTCTTTGAATGCCATAGCAAAGTATCCCAATGAATAATAATACTTACTCAATTCTAATTCCCTACCAATTGGAGTGTATCCATTCGTTGGGTAATCTTTCATTTTCTTTAATGATGGATTGAATGTAAACCCATGCCAATGCCCATCGAATCCCCAACTAACTCTTTGTATTTTATTACCACTTTCGGTCAGATAGACATCTGATAATAATGGATGTAATATATCATTTTGGTCTCTAGTCCATACACATATAATTTTTTCATCCAAATCAATAACCTCCAAGCAAGCCTCAATGAATCCTTCTTTATAGAACTCCCAATCTTCTTCCATATGGAACACATAAGGAGTTGTAATCATAGAGTATGCTTTATCTATACTACGGACTTGCCCTATATTTTGTGGATTATCTATAAACTTTATTAGTGGATACTTTTTAATCAAATCGTTATTACATCCAACGACACCACTATCATCAATCACTATAAACTTTTTGATTGGATACGTGTTAAACTTATGGAAACTATCCAAAGTTTTCTCTAACAAATCAGGTCTATTACATGCGGTAAGAACTACTGAAACTTCTTTATAGTTGCTCATAGAAATCGTTTTGTTTACGTTGTCTATCTATATCTTTGATGTGTTTGATTGAATATATTTCTTCTGGTGGGAAAATAGAATAACTTTCGTATCCTTGTACTTTCTCATGTACCTTACCTGCCCAATAAATACCTTGTTTGTTTCGGTACAATCTACCTTGTACATCTGGATAATTTACCCAACCTTGCTCACTCATATTCCATCCCCACTTCGTAATATCTTCGGGTGTTAAACCATTTACGATGTTGATACGTGGTAGCCAAAACATATCTATCTCTGGATTTCCCTCTAAAATAGTATGTAGGTTTTCTATAAGTTGTGGGTCTAAATCCTCATCTGCATCTAATTGGAAAATCCAATCTCCATTACAATTTTGATTTAAGTGTTGTTTGAACTGTCCGAAATCGCCGTTTAATGGAAATGATACTAAATGTTGAATTGAACCATCAATTACCGATTTGTTTAGATATTCAACAACTGGAATCGTTGCGGTGGGTGAATCAAATTGAACTACGATTTCATCTTCCTCACGTTTGTGAGCGGATAATCTCCCTATAAGATTTTGTATCTCAATTATTTCATTGGATACTGTAACTGCGTAACTTATTTTCATAATCTATTTTATTGTCTACCAACAGGTTGTATTGTTAAACCTATTTTCTTACCCAACTTTTCTACGTTGAAATATATTTCACCCAATCGTTTTAATCCAGGTATTTTATAGGTTCTATAACAATCGTAGTTTTTAAGTAGTGTATTATTTTTAACTTGCTTTTGATAAAATTGAGAACCCGTTCTATCTATCTTTATTGCTTTACCTTCTTTACTATATTGTAAGTTTTCACTTAATTCTGTGTTTGTATCTTGTATATCTTTCAACAAAGCAACTACATACAATGGGTCTTGTATCTTTTTCATCAATTGACTAAATACTCTTAAAGGTATTGAGTTTAACTTTATGCAATGTAATAATTTATCACCTCTGTTAAAACCCAATACCAATAAGAGTGGAGTTTGTGAAGCTCCATATGCTTTTTTTGTTCCATCTACATAATCATATCCATATAATCTATAAAACCCACCATTTTTTATTTGAGTTTTTGTAGTATTTCTTTCTAAATAAAAGTATGGAATATAATAGTATAGGTTATTCATCTACTTTAGTCAACTTTGGAATGTTTAATGGAATAAACTGCTTTATTGTTGGAACATATTTAGTTAAAATGGTATCAAACAATTTAGTCATTTTTTCCAAACCAAAGTTTTGTTGGTTTTGTTTTCCTAATTGAGATGATGCAATTTTGTACTTATCGTATCCCTTATAAATATCAGTTAATGTTTTAATTGCTCCAGTATAATTCACATAGAACCACTTTGTTCCTTCTAAAATAAATTGGTCTTGTGCTGATGGGTGTATATCTTTTAACTCACCATCTAACAATACTGCTCCACTTTTTAAGAAATCTAAATGCCCACTCCAATTAGATGCTACAACTGGCTTACCTGTTAAGCTGAACTCTAATAGAGGTCTACCAAATCCTTCACCATGTGTAAATGAAACCATAGCTTTTACTTTTGGATGTTGGTATAGTGCATTCATTTCCTCATCACTTAACTCACCATGTAGTAAATAGATTGGTGGGATGTTTTTACCAAACTCTTCCGTAACCTCTTCTAATTTACCCATAGTTGCTTCTCTATCCATTACAGAGAAACCTGCCGATGATGTTTTTAAGATAAGTGCAGGTGGGTTCTTTTGTCCACGAAATGCGTGGCAGAATGATTTAATCATCATACCTACATCTTTTCTATCGTGTCCTAAATCACCTTTCAACCAATGTCCTACAAATAGATAAGCAAAATCTTCTTTAATCTTATCCAATTCTGGCATTTTAATTTCAGACTTCTTACCAAAGAACTTTTCATTGTATCCCTCAAACAAAACCTCAATTGGTTTTTCCAATTTATGTTGTTTGATTACCTTTTGGGTATTTCTATCGGTTTCACTATAAATAGTTTTAACCAACACATCTTTCGAAAACTCCGATGGTACAATAATTAAATCCATACGATTACATCCTTGTATGAAATCAACTGAACAAGCCGTAGTTTCAATACCAGCCGTAATACCAATGTTGTAAGTACCCATAGGCTGGAACTCATTTGGTACGGTCACCTGAATATAAACATCTGGCTTTCTATCTACACCAACAACAATTCGTTGTAAGATTTCACCATCTTCGGCAGTTAGTGCTGTCATTGGAGTTGCTCCCCAACGAGTTGAAATGATACGAACATCGTATTTATCTAATTGAATTAGGGAACGAACCAAATCTCGTGCATGGTCCCCATATCCACTCCTTGTAGATACGGGTCCTTGAAATAATAGTAAAGGTTTTTTAACTTCTGCCATAACTTATTTAATATCTAATGTAAAAATCTCGTGTTTTTTTCTCGGTGTAAAGTTTGTCAATGCATCGTTGATACCATCTGTCATAGTTTTACACATATTCTCTAATGATAACCCACCTTCACCTAATGCCCATTCTCTACCTTTCAATCCTAATGCTTTTCTTTCTTCTCTACCCATATTGTATAACTCACGCAATGCCGATGCTACTTCAAAGTTATCCACATGGTCTTCCATAATGTATGGTGTTGGAGGTGAACCTGTATAAGAACGAGAACGACTCCATATTGGAATTACCCAATCTCCCCAAGTTACTTTATCTTCATACTTTCTCCAATCATGCAAAGAACCAATCTCTACATAATCTTCTTCGTTTAATGCTACTCCACTATCTTTCCAACGGAAACCACATTGGTCTTGCAATCCACCAGTTACATTTACAATAACAGGTGTTCCCGCTACGATACTTTCTGCACTAGCCAATCCAAATCCTTCCGCTGATGAAATGTTTAGGGTAACATCTGCTATATTGTATAGTTGGTTTAGTTGTTGCTCATTCCACTTTCTATCATCAAATATCACATTGATACCCGGACATAAATCTGCTACCACCTTTGGTAAATCAGTTCCATTCTCATCTACCTTTTGTGTGTGCATCAATAGAGCACATTTATCACGCTTTTCTTCTGGTAGATTATTTACGAAATCTCTGAATGAAACAATCACATCAATTGCTTGCTTTCTACGAATGTTTCGGTTGTTCCAATATGCTACGAAATCATATTTCTTATCACCCAATACCTCTTTGTAGAACTTATCATCAACTTTTTCTGGTTTGTAATCAGTTCCGTTGATACCATGTGGTACATACTTTACTTGCCAATCCGCAGGTTGCTTCCAACGTGATTTAGCATGCATACCCCATACTCTACGAGTAATACCATAGGTTTGTCTTGATATAGTACCAACCCAATCACAACTCTCTAAATAATCTCTGTTGTATTGTGGGTCTGGTAAATCATCCCAAATGTGATAGAATAGGATTGGAATATTTTGACGAATTTCGTGCTCAATTTGGTATAACCAAATCCAATATCTCGGGTCTGTAAAGTGTAGGATTGCATCTGGGTTTTCCATATTGATGATTTGACGTAATGAATCCGCAGTACCATAACCTGATGATGGGTAAATTTTTACATATGCGTCTTCGATACCCGTTCTCTTACGAACATCATCACACAAATCCATAATCTTACCTTCTTCTGGATGTTTTACCGCTGCACCGATTTGTACCCAATCGAAATCTTTTAATGTACCTAATACGAATTGCTTTGACATATTAGCAATACCACTTGCCATTCGTAGGTCATCGGAGAGTAATAGAATTTTCTTTTTTGCCATAACTTATTAAAATGCTGAACCGCTAATTTGTAGTTTATTATAATTGTTTAAATTGTTTTTGTAATTCTCATCGTTCAAATAAAGATTTATACTACGATTTACCAACTTTTGAAGAGTTATTCCGTGCTCACTTACCGATGCAACCCTAAATGTTTGATATAAATCAGAGATTATCTTTACCGAAGTCAGTTTAGTTTCTGCTTTTTTCATAATCATTTATTTTATATATATAAATATATAGAATATATAAATATATACAAAAAATTACGAAAATAAATGAATTATTTTTGGCGAGCAGGGCATCTATCCTTAAATTCACAGAATCTACAATTCTTATTGCCCTCACCAGGATTTGGTGTATAATCTGCATCTAAATTATCTGTTCCATCTTCGTTGAATACTGAATCTACGAACCTCATAAAATCTTTAACTGCACGAGCCACCGATGGACCACCATTAGCGGGAACTAATTTGGAAATACGTGGGATGGTGTATTCCGTATTCTCACTAATCTTACGTTTAATGATTTGGAACTCAACCTGTATTCTATCTATCGGATGATTGTATTGCTCTGAATAATAATGTTTGTATAATAGTAATTGGTTTAGTTTAGTTTTGTCCGCCTTTTGTTCTTTAGTCCACCCACGAGTAGATGTTTTGAAGTCAATAATCTTTAATAGATTGAACTCTTTGTGGCGTATTACTATATCCAAATACCCCAACATACTTACATTGGGTTTTAACTGAACGTTTAGTGGTAACTCAATACCTACCAATTCCCAACCTTTCTTTGTGAAGAAATCATCACCATGCTTTTTGAACCACTCCAAGCAAATAACTCCATCATTGTAGAACTCCATTAGTTCATCTTTACTACATACGAATTTTCCTTCTTCGAATCCTTCGTGCTCCTTCTTAAAAGTATCTACAAGCCGTTCTTTGAGAAGTTGTGGTAAGTTGATTTCATTTGCCTCTTTCTTTGTGCGATTATAGAATATATCTAAATAGTGTTGTAAGGTTTCGTGGAATGCAGTACCAAAGATTGTGTGAATACTGCCTGAATATACACCCAACTTATCTATGTAGTTGAACTTGTATTGTTGCGGGCAGGTGGTGTACATTGAATACCGTGAATAGGATACGCGAGCCATAATATTTTCTTTAAGTACAAATATACAAAAAACACTTGGATATTCCAAGTGTTTCTCATGTTATTTTTAATAAAATTAATTATACTAATATTTCCTTTTTCTTTAGTTCGTTATACTTTTTAATACGAGCCTCTCTAACCATTTTTTCGTTATCAATAATTGGTAAATACTCACTTAATCGCAAAACGCCCATTCTTAAATTGTGATAATGACTCATAGCTCTACAATTTTTATCAAAATTAAATTTATCAGCAATACCTTCTAATTCAAATGCTAAATCTCTTTCAATTTTAGTCATTCGTATAAGTTCCATATCTGAAATAATATGTCCACCAACTGGCTTTGTTGTTAATATATTATTATCAACATCCTTTTTTTGATTTTGAATATATGAATCATAAATAACAGATTCGGAAAATAAACGAGGTACTAAATTTGATTTATATGTTATACCAATTTCTTCATGTTTTGATAAAAAATCTTTCAATATAATTTTCCATGCGTTTTGGTGTTCCTCTGCCGTTGATTTTCTCCAATGACCGGCGAATATGGTCATTTTTTCATCATCATCCTTTTGATTTTTAAAAAACCATTCATTCCAAGAATTAATAAATAATGTTTTATCCGCAATTACCTTACCACATTCATCTAAATAGTATCTTATTTTTAAGAAATGTTGAGCTAATGCTTTTGTAATATCAACCGTAATATCCGATTTTGATATTACCGAATATAGCCAATCCAAATCATTAATAATTTCATCTTTATGCTTTTCTGTTACATTATTTTTATTCTTATGAAATAGTCCAACAAGTGCTTTATCCGAATGTGGAATGAATTTATAAGAATTTAAATTCATTTGTAACACTGTGTGTGCAATCATAAAGGATTCCAATTTTATTAATTGGATATTACTTAAAGTCTGAAAAATAGGATGTAATGATTTTTCAGCGGGTGTAAACTTTGAAACTTTTACGGATGAAAACTCTTTTATCCAATATTGAAGCTCATGTGGTTCTGCGTGAAGTAATTGAGCTTCCGATTTACTTGAGGAACTGTTAATTTCTTGAAAATATTTTTCAGTTTCGGATTGTGAATAAAATGGTAAAAATTGAAATTTAAATTGATTTTGATAAAATCTTTTAAGAATTGCATCTTCGGTAAGAATTACACCATTTTGTTCACATTTTTCAACAATTTCGGATAGATATAACCCATTTACTTTAATACCATTTACCATTTTGTTTAATGAGGAATCATATTGTTCTGGTAAATCCTCATGGTAGTACCATAATTCATTTTTGCTTTCCAATTTTACCAAATTCAAAGGAAACCCGATTAATGCCCATAATCTATGTTCTACATTTATTGGTGTAATACATAATTTTCCATCTAATACAATAAGATTAAATGTACCAAAATTAATCCATTCGGCTGGTGAATTTTTTGGAGAACTATCGCTGTTTAATTCTTTTAAAGAACCCCAATGTCTACCGGCGTGAATACTAGCGGTTTTTATGTTTTCATTTGTTAAAGTCTTCGGGTCTTGACCTGAAGTTGGGTCTGATATTATTTCTGATTTTAAATATTTATCTATCAAAAATTTTGGACCTACTGATATATTCCAAGCTTTCCAAGCTTTATCGGAATACCCATCTTCATATGAAATTCCATATTCACCAAACAATTCATTAATGTGGCGAACAAAATTAAATTTTTGTTTTAAAGTATCTCTATTATCTAAAAATAATTTATACTTCTCGGGCGTTAGCCATACAGGTGGAGTCATCTCCATTAAACGAGTCAATTGCTCATTTTTTTCTTGCTTTGTCATACTAATTTTTATTTTTTTAAATGAACTTAATAATGGCGTCATTTACAAACCATTTTATTTTACAAAGATACAAATAAAATTTTAATTATCCAAATTATTTTTAATAAAATCAACAAAATCTTTTAACTTTGTTTCGTTGATTGGTTTGTAGTGTGGATTACGCCAGATTGGTTTTGTAGATGAACGTTTGCCATCACATAGATAAAACACTTTGTGAATGTTTCCTTCATCCATATAGTATTCATATGCCTTATCACTTACACTATTCTCTAATGCTAGTATAAACGTAGTTGGTTTTGATTGGACACCATTTAGGATTCTACCAAAATCTGAACTAGCCCTTTCCATAAAACATCTATCTAAATATGCTTTACATTCACCAATCTTTTGCATAGTTCCATCGGTATGGTATAGGTGTCTATCTACCTGAAACTTTAAGGTATAACCACTTTTACTCACCGATTCAATGAAATCGTTCTTCTTTGATTCACCACCGATTTCAGTTTTCCAAATCAAATCCAACAATCCTTCTACCACCTCTTTCATAGTGGAACGTACCATACCCATCTCGCCTTTATTAGCAAATGATGCTGCTAATTGGACGTTATCTTCGTAATACTTTATGTAAGTTTGTAAATTGCTCATAGTTTATTGTTTTATTTAACCCATTCTTCAAATGCAATCTCATACGCTACCACCGGTTCGTATCCTTCTTTTATAAGCGTTTCCGCTGCATCCACTACCTCATCTCGCAATCCCCAAGCAGATGCTTCTACACAAATCAATTCAATTTGTTGTAAATCTCCTAATGTTAGTTCCATATTAATAAGATTTTATGTTTTCGTTGTAAGTTTGATTTTTAGTTTGTGTTTGTACGGAAATGATTTCGCCTTTGGTTGTAAAATAATGGTAGTGTCCATTATCATAGAAACGATACACCTTTACACCATCTTTATCAAAAAGGTATTCTACTTCAAATCCATCATCCTTACCCAATCGTTCTTTGGACATTGGTTCATTCATACAAGCTCCGAAAATCATAGCACCTAGTACTATGATAATCGTATAGAATGTTAGTATCCTTTTCATATTACCAAGATGAAGAATAATAGTAATCAGCACTCGTATCATATAATGCTTCTTCTAAAATCTCAATAGTGTTTTCAATACCATCAAAGTACCATTCATCATATTCAGTTCCACCAAAGAAGAAA